CTAAATGTGTGGATGCTCGATGGACTGTTTATGGACACTTTTCAGTGCGGTGATAGGGTTTAGCCGTACCGCATCCTCCAGGTGATCGGGGGCAAAGTGGGCATAACGCATCGTCATCTTGATATCGGTGTGGCCGAGGATTCGCTGCAACACCAGAATGTTGCCTCCGTTCATCATGAAGTGGCTGGCGAAGGTATGGCGTAGAACGTGGGTGCTCTGGCCAGCGGGCAGCTTGATACCTGCTCGCCTGATCGCCTTCTCGAACTCGGCATAGCAATCCTCGAACAGGCGGCCAGTGCGCTTGGGCAACATGGCCAGCAACCAGGGGGCGACAGGGACCGTCCGGTTTCGCTTGCCTTTGGTCTTGGTGAAGGTGATCCGCCCCATGCCGATCTGTGACCTGCTGACCTTTTCAATCTCAGACCATCGTGCGCCAGTCGAAAGGCAAAGCATCACGACAAGCCACAGATCACGCTGCTCCTTGCAGGCATCAAGCAACTGCTCGATTTCATCCTGGGAGAGATAGGCCAGCTCGCTCTCCTGTACTTTGTACTGGCGAAGGTCAGAAAGCGGGTTGCCGCCGTGCCAGACGCCAAGCCGAGCAAGCTCATTGAACACCGCTTGCAGATAGAGCTGTTCGCGGTTGATGGTGGTGGGGGTGACCTGCTTCCGCTGCCCGGGTACATAGAGCTCACCCGCCAAGCGCCGCTCACGGTATGCCGAGAAGTGTTCAGAGGTGAACTCGCTGGCCAGCGGGTTATCCAGCGCTTCACACAGCCAAACCAACTTGTCGCGACGCCGGTCGCCATCAGCCAAGGTCTGGCCGTGACGGCCAAACCAGAGGTGAACCAAATCAAGCAGCCGCTGGCCGTTCTGCTCTGGCTCGGGTTCCTCCCCTTTCAGCCATGGCTTGTTCATCAGCTGATGCCGTTCCCACGCCAGTGCCTCCCCCTTGGTCATAAAGGATTTACGTAGGCGGGGGCCGTTTACCCCATCAGGGCGAACGTCAGCCCGCCACGGCTTTGTTTGACCTTCAAACTTTCTTACTGCCATTACTAATCACCAATGATTTTCATTGAGGAAATTAAAATTGGCTATCTGATATTTTTATTTTTTGCTTTATCATCATTGTATTTCTCTAATAGAGTTAGTGGTAAGTCTATGTTTGAAGTTCCGAATGATGAACCAAGCAATTCCCATAATTCATCTGGGTTTAACTTCCACCATTCTGATTTTAACAACCTTTCTATTGTTTCTTCATCGTGACGATATTTAATTACCTTGGCCGGAACACCGCCCACGATAGCATAAGGGGGGACGTCTTTTGTTACTACTGACCCTGTTCCTATGACTGCACCAGTGCCTATCTTAACTCCAGCCAGAATAGTGCACCGCGCACCTATCCAAACATCATTGCCTATAATAACATCAAGCTGTTTACCAAAAATATTTGAGCTAGCCTGCCAAATATGTCCAGTAGGGTTGGATTTCTTCCTGAGTTCAGGGTCTATGACCATATTTAATGGATAGCTAGTAAGTGTGTTGGTTGCATGCCGACCTTGCCTGCCAACAAAAAAAACAACATCGAAAGCAATAGAGCAGTATTCTCCAATAGATAAGATTCTAGGATCATCATGCTTGCCAACCTCAACCTTTGGCTTGCCGTATGTATATTTACCGCACTCAATGGTCAAAAAATCTCGGCTATAGTTATTTTTTAAATGTTCTAGCGTTGATGCTGTACCGGGAAAATTCATTTATTTAAATCTCCAAAACATTTTTTAAATGTGATTCTGTCAATCACCAATAGAACCGCAAGCGATGATAATAACGTCAAATCAGAATTTCTTACCCGCCCAGACCACCCTGCCAATCAAATCCAACTCAGCCAGCTCGGCCTTGCTCAGGTCGCGGGATTTATACAGTGGGTTGTCAGAGATGATACGCACGCCGCCCAGGTCGAACTGCAACCGCTTGACGAACAGCCCGCCATCGAGGCGAAGCACATAGAGACCATCACGCGGCGCGTCCCCGTTCTTCAAGCGGATCAGGATCACATCACCATCATTGATGGTCGGCTCCATGCTGTCTCCCTTGGCGCGGATGACCGCCATCTTGGCCGGGTCAAATCCTTCGCGGCGTAGCCAGTCAGAACGGAAGGCCATCGGCTCGGCCAGCGACTCATCCGTGATAGTGGCGCCATGGCCAGCACTCGCAAACACCTGATAGGCGGGGATGGTCGTAAACTCGTCACCAAATGAGCTATCGAGGGTTGGATCTGTACTGGCAAAGACAGGCTTAGCTGGCGCATCACCGCGACCAAACACCAACCATTCAAAACTGACGCCTCCCGCATGCGCAAGACTAAGCGCGCGATCAATAGGTGGCACAGTCCCTTCATAGAGGTAGCGCTTCAAGCCGCTATCACTCATGTCAGCCCTGCGAGCGAAAGCTCTAACTGACTCTTTCCCTATAACTTTTTTGAGTCTATCCGCGAAGGAAGCCTGATCAAAAGCGGTGATCGCTTGGGTTTCTATAGTCATGTATAGCCTCATTTAGCTTTATTTGACCCAATGTTAGCTTTTTACTTGCAATCAACTTTTTAGAGATCAATAATCATCGCGCAAAAGATGATTTGATTCTTAAAAAGTCACATATAGCCGTATATAGCCACAAAGCGGGGGTCTACATCATGTCAGAGCTTTCAATAAAAATCGATGCGCCGGTTAAAACCATCAAGCGTTACTCCGAAGACACCGGAATGAGCGTAGGTTTGATCAAAAAAATGATTGCAGAGGGAAAGCTGCAAATCATGCCAAAGGAAAGTCCCAAGTCAGCAGCCCTGATAAACATGGTTGCTGTGTATCAGCAAGCGGCTGCAGCTGCATACACGCCTGCAATCTCCCGATAACTATGGCACTCAATGGAGCGTGATCCATGTTTATCGATGGAAATTGCAAACATCCGCACTTTGAATCTGCATGCAGCAGATTTACCTCCAGCCACGTGATCAGCAAGGTCGCGGCGGCGGCTGGCATTGATGCCCAGGTGCTGAGAAACAAACTCAACCCTGACCAGCCGCACCAGCTGACCGTGGCCGATCTCATCGCGCTGTACCACGCCACCGAAGGGGACGAGACCCTGTTCGACGGCATGCTGCTGGAATGCGGGCTGACCGCCATCGCCATTCCAAACGCTGAACGTGCGCCATCACTTCCCCATCAAGCGATCGACCTCAATGCCAAGGTGGCCAGCATTGGCCAGCGGGCGCTGGAACTGGCCGAGCGGGGACGTGTGTCGCGCACCGAACGCAACACCATCGTCAGTGTGGCCACCTCTGCAATGGGGTCGTTGGCACTGCTTATCCACGACATCGAGGCCCGCTTTCAGGCTGTACCGACTGTCGCCTGCGCATCAGACATCCTGATGCAAACCATGACCATGTAAGGGGAAACCCATGCAACAGCAACACATCAACCATGAAGAACGCAATCTGGCTGGCCTGACGCCAACAGAGCAAGTGGCCATGAACACCGCGGGCTGCATGCTGCTGCGCGAGATGTTCGGCAAAACCCGCAGCAGTCTGGATACCGACTGGCTGGCCATCAGCGCAGCCAAAAAGGCGGCCATCTGCACCATCGCCCGCCAGCCACGCGGCCAGCTGATGACTGCCACCCTGTCCACCCTGCCCCATGCGCAGCGCGAGGCGATCCGCCTGGCCGTGCTGGAGCTGGATTATCAAGGGGAGTTTCGCTGCGGCTGTGACAGCAAGGTGTGGCATCCGGCACCGGTGACCACCCAAACCAGAGATATCGAGAGAGAGAAGAAGGAGAGAGCCGCAAAGCTGCGGATGAAACGTGCAGTGCTGGCAGCAAGCCAGATGACACAACAAGGCCCGCGAGCAATCGGGCAATAAAAAAACCCGCTATCGGTGCGCCAACACCAGCGGGCTTTCATTAGTCACTTATCAATTAGGAAGAATTGACATGCCAACTTTAGCCATTCGTGACCAATTGCGCAACCTGCGCCTTCAAAACCGCAAGCTGGCCTGCCGTGGCCAGCGTTACCGCAACAACCCAGACCTGATCCGCTCTCTGGAGCGACCAGCCGAAATGGCATGGCGTGCAGTCTGGTCATGCGTCAACTGCAGAGGGGGGATCTGATCATGGCCGCCGTTATCACTCGCCACACCGTTCCGAACATCCGGGCCTCCAGCGCCTATCTGGTGAAGCAGGGTTACACCAACTGCGGCACCACCTGGTTGAAAGGCCAACGCGGTTACGCCCGCATGGAGCGCATGACCTCTGGCTCAATCCGCATCATCGAGGGGGTGGCATGAAAAAGCTGTTTCACCCCATCACTCAGCAAGCGGCCTTGGCCGATTTGGCCGAGCTGCCGCATCGCATCAAAGCGAACACCTACAACACCAAGCGCGGCCCAGAGGGCCGCAATATGCGCGAACAGGCCCGCCGCCAGCTGCGCTGGCTCACCGTGTTTCGCTCCATGAGCGGGAGGGCTGGCGCATGAGCACCTACTACTGCCCGCGATGTGACGATCACCTAGACCATGACGAGGTGGTGGTTGAAACAGTTGGTTGTGGGGTTGAGGTGGTGCGCTGTGCCACCTGTGGACTGAGAGTTATCGAGGAGACTGAAGCATGAGCATCGATGCAATCCATATCGCCAAGCGCGCAGAACAGGCCGTGCTGCCGCTGCTCACCGAGCTGTTGGCCAGTGGCGAACAGGAAAACAGGATCGCCCTGGGCGATCTCTACTCGGGGAATGAATACATCCAGGTGCAGCTGGTCGTTACCAGCCGCCCAGCGGATCTGCTCGATGACGACTCAGTGATGGGGGACGAGGAATGAGTGACCTGTTTGAACTTGAGCCGCCACTCGATGAGCTGGCAGAAACCGAGTCAGGGCCTGCTCACCTGCGGGCGCCTGAAGCAGTTAGCCAGCTGGCTAAGCACTTTGCTTTTTCTGTGGATGCGGTAAAGCGCGCCGACGAATTCAGCCATGAGGAAAAGATGTGGTTGGGAGGGATCCGTACTCTGTATTGGCTGGCACTGGGTCAAGGCGACATCGCGCTGGCCAGAGATATTGGCGATTGGTGGTTTGAGAACGCGAATAAGTACGGCGTGTGGGAGGTAATCGCATGAGCTACCGCCTGATCTCTGAACTGCAAACCCGCGTCGATAGATGGCGCGAAACCATGCTCGATGACGCCGCCCGCCTGCGCTACTACCAGCGCAACCTACTGGAGATGCGCCGCTTCTCCCCGCGCCCGCATAACAGCATCACCCTGACCCTGCGCCAGTGTGCCGCAGCCAGGAAGATGATGAATCATGCCAGCCGTGCGCTGGCGTCCTGCAGAAGCAACATCAAAGAACTGTCGGGTAACAATCTCCAATGACCAACCAGAACGACAAAGGGCCAGCCGCCGAGGCTGGCAAACTTGGTTTTGCCATCCAACGCCTGCCATCTGCTGTAAAAGGGCAGCTGCCGCTGTCAAAGAAGGCCATCAGGTCGCGCATTGAATCGCTCTCCAACTCCATGCCAGGTATCAACCTGGCTGATTCGTTTATCGGTTCGGTAGGTGAGTACGATCTGGTCTGGGCCGTGCAGCTGCTCGACGGCTTCTCCATGCCACTGACCCAGACCCTGTTCAAGCAGTACATTCGCCGCCGCAAGGGTGGCACCGCCAGAAAAGCCCGCGATGCTAACGTCTGGCTGCGTGAGCGAGTGAAGTGGATTCGCACCCTCGTACAGGCGATCCCGGTCGATGCCCAGCAGCTGCGCGATGATGACGGCCGCAAGCGGGTCGCCAACCAGTTCGCCAATCAGACTGCCGCCATTTGGAAGAACATTGAGCAGAACAGCGTCGCCGGTGAACTGGATCTGATGGAGACATGGGAAGCCATCAAGCAGCCTGCCGACCAGTGGGGGTTCATCGGCAAGATACCGAAATTCCAAACCAAAGAGGCGCGGGATAACTGGATCTTGAGCGTGATGGTGCGCCTGCTCTCTGCCAAGTGGTGGGAGAAGCGGGTGAACCGCTGCTGGGATCGGCTGCAAGAGCACATCGCCATCCTGCTGGGCAAGGTGCGCAAGGGCGTATCTGCCTACGTCTCGAACGCCACCATGAAGGTGGTACGCGAGCGCAAGCGGGCCATGATGCGCTGGCTGGCCGAGTCGGAAGTGATGAACGGACAGCACGATCTGGTGATCTCGATGAAGGATTGCTGGGAGGCCAGCATCTCCAACCCGGTCAATCGCCGTAACGAGATGATGACCCGCATGCGTGGCTTTGAAGACTACGCCGAGCAGCAGGGCCATGTTGGCGTGTTCTTCACCTGGACAGCCCCGAGCAAATTTCACGCCTGGAAGACCGGCCGCAACGGCAAGACTGTTGATAACAAAAATTATGAAGGGGCTACCCCGCGTGAGACCTGCTCATACCTTGCCAAGCTGTGGAGCCTGACCCGCGCCGCACTAAAGCGAAACGGAACACCCGTTTATGGTTTTCGGGTCTGCGAGCCGCACCATGACGGCACCCCGCACTGGCACATGCTGCTGTTTATGCGCCCAAGCGATCGCAACAAGGTGATCAGCACCTTGCAGCACTACGCACTGACCGACGACAAGAGCGAGCTGGTGCGGGTACCCATGGCCGCCCCAACCTTTACCGATATCACGCCACGGTTTGACTGGAAGATGATCGACCCGACCAAGGGTGATGCAACCGGCTATCTCGCCAAATACATCGCAAAAAATATCGACGGCGCTTATGTCGGTGACGACGAAGAAGCAAACACCCCTGCCGACCAAGGCGCGCTGCATGCCTGCGCGTGGGCCAGTTGGTGGGGGATCCGCACCTTCCAGCAGATCGGAGGCGCCCCGGTCGGGGTCTGGCGCGAGCTGCGCCGCATCAGCAACGCCAAGAAGAATGGCGATCTGGTGGGACCACCCAAGCCGGTGTTGCAAGACCCGCGCTTTGAGGCCGCCCGCTATGCCGCCGATAACGCCATCTTTCGTTGCTACCTCGAAGCCATGGGCGGCGCACTGGCGACCCGCTCCGAGCACCCAATCAAGCTGGCCCACCTCATCGAGGAGCAGGCCAACAGCTACGGAGAAGACATCAAGCGCCTGATGGGATTACACACCGCGCGCTTGGGTATCAAGACCCGCCTGCAAGGGTGGGAAGTGGTACCAGCAGGCACCTATGAGGCCACCAAGGCCGCCAGAGTTTCGGCTGGGGGTGTTGGGGTTAAGACGGGCGACAGCCCGGCACCTTGGAGCTCTGACAATAACTGTACGCAGCCGGATCCTGAGGCGTTCGCGGATCAGTTAATGGCAGAGCAATGGGGTTTATCGCCCTTCTCCATCGGTCGTTTGCGCTCAGGCGCCAGCGTCAGCGTGGACGGTTTCAGCCTCTGGCTGGAGAACGGACAGGTGCAGTCGGGCCGAGCGATCCCGAGCGAGCCGGATTGGCAGCCAGAGGGCCAGCGGCCAACCGAACAGGGCCAGCCGGATGAGTACGCGCTGCCGGAAGGCGATGAGGACTGGCCGATGCTAGTTGAGCTGTGCGGCAAGGTTTACCAGGCACAGGGCCATGCCGGGGCATTCCGCTGGATAGAGATGCTGCCGGAGCCCTACCAGTCACACATGTGGGCCGAGCTGGAGAAGCTGGACACCACTGAGTGGCTGCAAGAACAGAACGACTACAGCGAGGAGTGGGAAGCATCATGCCTGTGAGCGCGAGGGTTTCGCATAGCTACACATATAAGGGCATTAGCTCCACACATAGCGAACAGAGCTCCACATATAACGGGGATAACGTGATGAAAAACACAGTAAGCCGCGAAGAGTACCGCCGCCTGGATAATCGGGTGACCTGCATCCTCCAGCAGCGCTGGCCAGCCAACGAGATCCGCCAGTGGGTGGGGATGCTCAAGGGCAAACAGCAGTCAGTGGCCTGTGCCATCCTGCGCCGGCGGCACCCTCGCCCAGCACTGCTGGCCCTGCCGGCCATCGCCACAGAGGTGCCGGCACCGTATCAGGCCAGAGCCAACCGTCCAACCGTGCCGGTGCTGACAACAGATGGCCGCTCTGTTGGCCGCCGCCATATCGTGGACGGGCTCACCCCCGTGGCCATCGACCAGAGCGGCACCATCCGCTGCGCCGTCACCGGCCGTACCCTCTTTATCGCACCGGGCAGCCCAATAGACCGCGCCAACCCGGGCGCCGCCGCACAGCTCAACCCAACATACCAGCCAACCCTGCACCAGGTAGTGGCTGACCATCGCAAAATCGAAGCCGGAGAGTAACCATGAATAACGTAATGCTGGATCTGGAAACCATGGGCAAAGGCCCGAGCGCAGCCATCGTCACCATCGGGGCCGTGTTCTTTGACCCGATGACCGGTGAACTGGGCGCCGAGTTCGAGGCGCATATCGACCTACGAGACAGCGCACGCTTTGGGGAGATAGACCCTGACACCGTGCTGTGGTGGCTGGGGCAGAGTGATGAAGCACGCGCGGCCATTGCCTATAACGTAGATGGCGAAAAGCGGATGGCGCTTCTCCAGGCACTGCAAAAGTTTCAGGAGTGGCTGATGCAAGAAGGCAAGCGCCCCTGTGTATGGGGTAACGGTGCTGGATTTGACTGCACCATCATGGCCAGCGCCTATGATGCGGTGAACAAAGTGCGTTTTATTGGCTACTGGAGCGGATTTAAGGATCGGGATGTGCGCACCGTGGTTGATATGGGGCGTGACCTGCTGGGCTTTGACCCGAAAAAAGACATGCCATTCGAGGGAGTGGCCCATCGCGCGCTGGACGACGCCAAGCATCAGGCCCGCTACGTCAGCGCCATCTATCAGCGGATGCAGGCAGCGGTGAATAGGTGCACTGTGGTAGGGGGTGAGGCATGAGAGACCCACGCAAAAATCCGGTACCGGGTGATGTTATCACCCGCTTCGGCTCCACCAGGGAAGTGATGGCCACCAAGCAGAACGACCGCGGCACCGTCACCCATGTGGTGTACCGCCATCCTGCGGTTGACCTGCCTGAGACCGAGGCCACCATCGCCAGCTGGCGGGCGTGGGCCAAGATGGATGCCATGGTAGTGAGGGAGGGCGCAGCGTGAGCGACCATATCGACCCGCTCGGCATCATATGGCTGATCGGCCACGTGCTGTTTTATCTGATCGTCATTCCGGACTTGTGGCGCCGTTGCGGATGGGGAAGACAGAAGGGGGCAAGGGATGAATGACGCCACCAAGCGCAAGCAGGCCCAGCGGGCCAGACGGGCGGCTCTCGGTATCAAGCGGGTGGAGGTGGCGCTCTCAGAACGGGAGCGCCAGCAGCTGGACCATCTGCGCATCGCTAGGGCTGGCAGCGGTGAACCCTACTCCGCAGACGAGTATGTCAGCACCCTGATCCGGCGAGACTGGGAGAAGTGGCTGGAGCAGGAGGCCGAGCTGAAAAAGCAGACCTGCCCGCACTGCGAATGCCAACTGCCGACAGGATGCGGCGGCGCATTCACCGGACAGCAGGAGTGCTGGCACACCAAGGGCGACAAGACACTGGCGCTGTGAATAACCAAAGCCCCCATCACGGGGGCTTTTACTTTTTGCCATAGGTGCCGCTGGCCAGCTCACGCACAGCCAAAAGGAAAACCAGATCCCGCTCTGGCAATTTGATGAGCTGCTTTAGTACGGCTTGATAAGAGCCTTCTGTCCAGTCGGCGGGGGGAAGGATTACTGCAGGGGGTACCCGCAGGTGAATGCACAACAGGGCATAGTGGTGCAGGTCAAAAAACTGGGAGTTTTCAGGATCCAGCCAGCGTGAAACCGCCGCCTGAGAACGGCCAGTGATGCGTGACACATCGGACTGGCTCAGGTCGTTGCGCTCCATCAGTTTTGCAACTGCGGATTTTGCTGCGAGCACATAGTCGCGGGCGACACGTTCAGGTGACGGATTCTTGCTCATTGTGGGCCTCATGCTGCATGACCCCCGCGCTCAGTCTGTCAATTGTAAGATGTGACAGGCTTCTTATTCATATATGCATAACTCAAGCTGAACATTTTCACATATGCAAATAGAGGTCAGATAAAATGCGATGGTCTAACCAGTTGGAGGTAATGAAGTGCAAGTAGTATGCAACGAGATATTGAGTTCTATCAGGCAGATAGCGAGAGTGACACCCGACCTGAAAATTGAAGACAGGGAGGGAATGTGCGGCGCCATCATCACCCTCTGCGATCTGGGTGAACAGCTGATGCAGTATAAAGAGACCAATAAAAAAGAGTCGTGACAGAGCACGACTAGAGCAGGGATTAAGAGATTAAAGGGGGCGCTATTGCGCCCCCAGTCCTTCCAGTACCATCTGCCGCCCCTCTGGCGTCAGCGACCCCATCAAGCTCAGCACCAGCTGGTTCGCCGTCTTGGCTGACGGGCTCAGTGTATGGGTGAACGACAGACAAGCCACCCAGGAGTGGCCGCACTCTGCATCAGTGCACTGGCAATACAGATCAGAGACGTCATCGCTCAACTTGTTGGTTTTGGTAATGCGGCCCCGTTGGCCACACACTTTGCAATACACCCGCATCACCCCTCCCGATAAATCAAACATTCAATCAATAGATTGCATCTTACCCCAAAAGGACTGGTTTTTTATACAGTCGCGCCTATGGTTTCCCGAAAATCGACCCACAGCGCGCGGGGCAGCCCGGCACTGTTGATCGAGTCTTTGATCAGTTCGCACAGTGGCAGCACCTCGTTGCGGGCATAGGTAGCGTCATACTTATCGGGGTCACCCAAGCCGCCGCCGCCATTGGTCGGAATGATGCCGGCCAGCGCGGGCGGGTACCGGTGCGCCGTCAGCACATCCTGGGCGGTGATCCCCTTGATGGCTGCGAACTCGTCTTTGGTCGCGATATCCCCAACCGGGATCAGCTTGATGCCGTCCGGCTTGCCCTCAGGGATGTTCACGAACATCGAGCGGAAGTTACCAACCCCCTTGGAGTTGGCGATCATCTGCTTCATCTCCTCCTCGGTTTCATCGTCCATGTTCGGGTCGGTGGTGTAGAAGATGAACCCCATATGAGCGCCGTTGAGGAAGTATTTGCGGCGGAACAGGGTGGCATCCTGGTTTAGCAGGGCCGACTGTAAGCCGCCCAGATAGTCGGGCATGCCATAGACCTGCTGCTCTGGGTCATACTGGGCCAGCCAAATCACATCCTCCGGCCGATAAACCAGGTTCGGCTTGCCCTGCTGCAGATAGACAAAGCACCCGTCAGCACGGCGGCGCAGGTAGACGCTGGAAAGCGGGTGCAACCCCACCACCTGGCCAAAGCCGTTGCGCAGCTTGAGCAGGCCGCCGTCACCGAATTGCACGTAGTTGTGCACATAGGCGGTGATGACATTGCGCTGGGTGGTGAAGCGACCCGCCACCATATTGCGGCGCGCCATCAGGATCGCCCCGTGGTGAGCGTTGGCCCGCGCCACCTTGGCCAGCCCCTTGCGGTCGATGGGCGGCTGGTAATATTCCCCATAGGGATTGAAGAACACCCCGGTGTAATCGGTCATCCAGGCCGTGGGGTCGATGGCCTCCGCCGTGCTGAACATCACAGATGGCCGAGGGGATGAGGTGGCCACCTGCTGGGCCGGTTTTTGTCGTTTGGTCATGCTGCCTTCTTCTGCTGGCTGGTTACCCAGGTGGATTTACGTTTGCGGTTGGTATCGAGCGGCTCGTTGGCCACGGCGTGGGCGATGGCAAAAAACACGTCAGCGTGTCCGGTCACGTTGTCCCGAGCGGCGCGGAACGTCATCTGGCCGCCGCCGGTGGTGCTGCGCTTGATGGCGAGGAACGCCAGCGGGATATCCCGATCCGAGCCGTCCCACTCGATGCGGTTCGCCTCCACCACATCGATCATCTTGAGTACCAGCCGCGACTTGCTCTCGATGCTGTAGTTGATGGGGTGGCACACCCCTTTGAAGATGGGCTTCAACAGGTCAAACACCCCGGAGCCGATGCCGGAGACATCGACCCCGAGATAGGTGACCCGGAACTTCTTGGCGATGCGCTCGATCTCCTGCGCCTGAAACTGGAAGTTAAGCCCGCGCCAGTAGTGCTTCTCCAACACACGGAACCGCTCACCGGCGACCATGGGCGGGGCAACCACCACCAGGGTGGCGTTGTCGCGGGTGCGGCTCGGGTCGTAGCCCATCCACACCTCACGCCGTCCGAACGGGTCAGGCCGCCCGGGCTTGTAGTCCTCCCACCGGCTCGGGTCCACCCCTGCCCGCTCCATATCCTGGAACTTGAACACCGATAGGGCATCATCGATAAACCGGCACATGTAGAGGCGATCGAACACCTCTTCGGGGTACTCGTCCTTAAGCTCCTCGATGTCGATGAGGTTGCAGCCAAGCCGAATGGCATCCTCGATGGTGATGACGTAACGCCACTGCCGATCGGGACAGATGCGGCCGCCGTCGCGCAGATCATCTTCACCAGGGAAATCGATGGCCACCCGGCTCGGGCGTTGCCCCTTCCAGCGATCCCCCGTCCAGAACCGGTACGCTTCGTGAACCTTGCTCGATGGCGTGGAAAAGTAGGTCTTGCGCCAGCGGCTCTGGGTCGCCATGGCGCTGGCCACGTCCGACAACTTCTCGAAGTTTGGGATCCAGAAGTACTCATCGATGTAGACGTTGCCGGAGCGGGACTGCGCACTGTTGGAGTTGGTCGAGCAGAAGTGCAGCTCGGCCCCGTTCGACAGCACGATGGGGTTGCCGGTCAGGGTGACACCGAGGAAGGTCTGGGCAATCTTGCAGATGTAGGAGCGGAACACCTCTGCCTGGGCGCGGGTGGCTGACAGGAATATCTGGTTGCCGCCGGTCAGTACCGCATCTTCCAGCGCCTCACCGGCGAAGTAGTAGGTCATGCCGACCTGACGGGATTTCAGGATATTACGGGTGCGCGGCAGTGCCGGGTCGTTCTTGGCCTCGCGGCAGCGCAGCTGATAGCCGAACAGGGTGCCAAGCCACTCGGCAAAGTCTGCCTCGGTGAGGTGGCCGATCTCGTTCTTGGCCTTCTTGCCGCCCTTCCCTTTGCGGCCACCGCCATCCTGCACGCCCCTGCTGCGCGGGGAACGGTCAGGGGTTGGCTCGTCACCGGATTCACGGCGAGCTGTCAGCGCCTGCTGCCGCTCGGCCCACTTGATGGATTTCTCTTTCAGGCTGACATGGTGGCCGACCAGTCGGTCGATTTCGTCGAGCTCTTCGGCGGTCTTCTTCTCTCGGCACAGCAGAGAGTGCAGGCGGCGGGCAATGGCATCCTCTACCGCCTCTTCGGTAAGCAGGTCGCGCCAGCCATACTTCTCGGCCCAGAAGTAGACTACCCTGCAGGAGTTAAGGCCAAGTTCGTCCTTGATCTCCTGGGGTGTCCAGCGCTTAAGATAAAGCCCCCGCGCAGCATTGCGGAGCTCTTCGGGATACGCCACGGCGCCTCCATCTTGTGAATGATGGCGCCATCATAGCCAGCCCCCCGCCCACCCTTATCGCCCTGATGTTCCAAGCAATTCGGATATCCCCATGGATCCGAATCGCCTTGAACACAACCGGATGAATACCCCTTGCCGACCCGATAGCCTGAGCTCGCATCAGGACGTCTCAAGAAGTTTCAGGACGTCTCAACAAGTATCAATCGAGATCAGGCATGAACGAATCAACCTTGAGAACTGGCTTTGTCTGTATCGCCACCGAAGGCAAAGCGGTGGACGGCCGAGACATAACCCGCGAATGGCTGGTCGACATGGCCGAGACCTACGACCCGACCTATTACACCGCCGTCATCTGGCCAGAGCATGATCGCTGGTCCAGCTATGGCACCGTGCAAGCACTCAAGACCGAAGAGGTAGACGGCAAGCTCAAGCTGTTCGCCGTTCTCTGCCCTAATCGGGATCTTGTCTACTGGAACCAAAACGGCCAGTACCAGTTCTGCTCCATCGAGCCGTTCGAGCAATTCGCCGATCTGGGCCGCACCTATCTGATTGGTCTGGGCGTCACCGACCAGCCTGCCAGCACCGGCACCACCCAACTCAAGTTCAGCAAGAGCAGCAAGGGCCAAGTCATCGGCACCAGCGAACCGCTGGATCTCTCCATGCTCAAGCTGCCCAAGCACGAAAAGCCGGATGGCTTTATGACCAAGCTCTTCAGTTTGATGGCCAGCCATGGTGAACCTGAATCAAAACCAACCCCCAGCCATCCAGAGGATGAGGAAATGACCAAAGAACAGTTCGAACTGCTGAACGGGACTCTGACCAGTCTTGGTGCCCAGTTCGCAAGCTTCAGCGCGAAGCTGGATGCCAAACCGGAAGTAAAGACCGATCCGGTGACTGAACCGAAAGACGAAGGCGACAAAAACAAAGTCACTGATGACCAGTTCAGCAAGCTGAACGAGACCATCAATGGTCTGGTAGCCACCGTCAGCGAGCTGAAAGGCCAGATCGACAAGTTCTCCGTTGAGCTGCCGGATCAGCGCCCGAGCCCATTGGGCGGCGACGACAACAAATATCAAGTTTGCTAAGGAGCGACTGTGAGCCAAACCCTTACCGTTCATGCCGAAAAAAGCCTGAACAAATTCTGCAGCGAACTGGCAAAGGCCTATCAGGTTGAACAGCCTGCACTGGCCAAGATGTTCAGTGTCGTTGGCCCCATGGAAACCACGCTGCGCAAAGCCATCCTGGCATCTGTCGAGTTCCTTGGCCTGATCACCTGTATGGATGTAGACCACCCAACCGGCCAAGTGGTGCAGGTCGGCGTAGGCCAGCTCTATACAGGTCGTAAAAAAGGTGGCCGCTTCAAGGGCGAAGTGGGCGTTGATGGCAACAACTACGAGCTGAAAGAGACCGACTCCTGCGCCTCTCTCTCTTGGGCCACCCTCTGCACTTGGGCTAATGCCGGTAGCGAAGGCGAGTTCATCCAGCTGGTTGGCGAGTTCGTCAACACCGCGTTCGCCCTCGATATGCTGCGTGTTGGCTGGAACGGTGTATCAGCTGCTGACTCCACCGATCCGGAGAAGAACCCGCTCGGCGAAGACGTCAACAAAGGCTGGCACCAGATCGCCCGCGAGTGGAACGGTGGTAGCCAGATCATCAAAGCGAAAGCGGGTGAGAAGATCTATTTCGACCCTGACGGCAAGGGCGATTACAAGACCCTGGACGAGATGGCCTCGGATCTTATCAATGCCACCATCGATCCGTTGTTCCAGCAAGACCCGCGACTGGTGGTGCTGGTCGGTACCGATCTGGTGGCGGCAGCTCAGGCCAAGCTCTACAGCGAAGCCACCAAGCCGAGCGAGCAGATCGCCGCCCAGCAGCTGGCCAAGTCGATCGCTGGCCGCAAGGCTTACATCCCCCCGTTCTTCCCGGGCAAGCGGATGGTGGTCACCACCCTCGATAACCTGCAAATCCTGACCCAGCGCGGCACCCGCAAGCGCAAGGCTGACGATAACCAGGACAACAAGTGCTTCGATAACCAGTACTGGCGGATGGAAGGCTATGCCCTGGGCGAGCACAAGGCCTATGGCGGCTTTGAAGAGGCAGACATCGTGATCGGTGCCGATCCGGCAGCGGTTGCAGCACTCGCCGCGCCTGCGCAAGAGCCCGAGGCGTAAACCATGAGCTCACCGGGTCAACGCCACAAGCAACGGGTGCAAGCCATGCAGGGGGCCGAACAGGCCGCCTGCACTGGCGTGGCCACCGGTGCGGTGGCTGACAGCCTGCACCTGCAAATGATTGCCCTGGAACAGGACATCGTTCGCCTGCGCAAGCTGGCCCGCATTGGGGATCGGGTGAACATGAAACGCGACGAGCTGATGCCCAAATACCGCCCATATGTGGAGCGGTATCTGGCCAGCGTGGCCGAGTCAGGCCAGTCCTACCAGAACGAGCTGTTTCAACGGCTGGTGATCTGGGCCTTCGATGTGGGCGACTTCGACACCGGCATCGCCTGGGCCGAGCTCGCCATCAAGCAGGGACAGCGCACCCCGAACAACTTCAAACGCGACTGGGCCACCTTCGTGGCCGACACCGTGCTGGAGTGGGCCGAGAAGAACGCCGCCGAAGGCCACGCCGTCGAGCCCTGGTTCTCCCGGGTATTCGACAAGGTGCGCAACGAGTGGCGCCTTAACGAGAAGCTGACCGCCAAGTGGTTCAAGGCTGCGGGTTGCCTGCTGCTGCGCGACCAGGACGGCCAGCCACGCCCGAGTGCAGTGGGTGACAGCGCCACCCTGGAACAAGCAGCCCACTGGCTGCTCCAGGCCGAGAAGCTGCACCGCAAAGCGGGGGTAAACACCCTGCTGCTCAAAATTGCCATGCGCCTGCGGGCGCTCAATCCGGAGCAATAAGACTCTCCGCGCCACCGCACCCCGGCGGGGAGGATAGGCAAGCCGCAAGGCCACCGCCGAATCCTGTGATCCGTGGCTTCAGGGGTGCACCTTTTCTCGCCGCGTCATCGGCGACCTGAGTGATCGGGGAAGTGGTGTTCACATTGGCAAGAATCGACAGAGGGTCAGAGATGTTTGCAGGCAAGGATATCGACTACAGCGCCGCCACTATCCGCAATGACGGGTTTTGGCCTGATGTGGCCGTGGCCGACTTCGAGCGCCGCCGCGCCCTGCCTGCCGACCTCGACCAACAGACCACCGGCGCCGCCCTGCTGGCCGCCGTATCTGAAATCAACCTGCAACTGGCGATGCGTCAGGCCGCGCTGATGGCCGAGGGCTACGTCAGCGCCGCAGATGTACCGGGGCCGAGCCTTGAGGGCGGCACCAATGCGCTGACCGAGCAGTATCTGGCCGCCGTGTTCGCCCGTGCCAAAGCCGCTTTGCTGCCGGAGTTCGCCAGCGTCACCGAACGGGCCGCCGCAAACAACCAGGTGGAGCGATCCCCAGACCAACGCGCCCAGCTGCTGGCCGAGAGTCAGCAACTGGTGCGCAGCATCAAGGGCAAGCGCCGTGCGGGGGTGTCGTTGATATGAGTGAAGGCATGAACGAACAGCAGGCCCAGGGCTATTTCCTTCACGCACTCCACGCCGAGATCCAGCGGGTGCTGCCAGCCAAGTGCCACAAGCATCTGGATAGCTGGATGGAAAACGGAACCATCAGGCTGGAGCCAAAGAACATGGGCCCCACCGGGGTGGATGTGGCATGGCTCACCTATCAGGCAGTGTTCACCGTCGAGCAACTGCCGTTTCGCGAACTGGATCCGGCCATCGTGCTGGCCTCGGTGGCCGCCTGGGTGCAGGAGCATGACGATTTTCGAGAACAGTTCGAGCTGGCCGATCCCGAATACGCCGTCACCCCGAACGATGAGAAGAGTGCCGATCTCGAGATCCAGCTCGCCTTTACCGAGCCGCTGCGCCTCATCGAGCACCAGAACGGCCCCATCAACTGGATGGGCAAACGCTGGAACGTTGCCCCGTATGAAATCTGGGTGGCAGACCATATCGACCTGAACGTCGGTGACACCGGCCATCACCAGATCGGTGACCCGTCATGATCACCATCACTCTCGACACCCAGCGCAGCAAAGACCAGCTCAACCTGCTGGCCCTGCCGCCAAAGAAGCGCCAGCGGCTGGTGTGGCGAGCTGCCAACGAGATGAAGAAGCTGGCCGCCCGCAACGTGCGCCAGCAGCAAGACCCCAACGGCAATGCCTGGGCGCCCCGCAAGCGGGGCAAACGCAAGATGCTGCGCGGCCTGCCAAAGCTGCTGGTGATCCATGAGCCAAGTCAGGATGTGGCAGAGCTCGGGTTCAAGAAGGGCTCGATGAACGTTCATGCCGGGGTTGTCGCCAACACCCACCAGAAGGGACACACCTACAAGGTGACAGCGGCTAGTCGGCGCCGTATCGCCTCCAGCGATAGCGGCAAGAACAAGCAGGCCAGCAAGGCGCAGGCCCGCAAGCTGCGGGAGCTGGGGTTCAAGCGTCCAGGCAAGCGCAAACGGGCATACCGCTCTGCCTCGCTCGGCTGGATAACCGGCAATCTCAACTACGCGCAAGCGGGGTTGCTGATCAAGAAGCTCAAGGACGAGCCGGCGAAAGAGAGCTGGGAGATTGAGCTGCCAGCCCGCCCGTTCCTCGGCGCCAATACCAAGCAACGAGAGCAAGCCTTTGCCCGCGCCCTGCAAAGCATCAACTACGGCTGGGACGTCAACAAGCAAGAGATGAAGAGGAAATAACGCCATGTGGCCTTATGTACAGATCAACAACTTGAACCAGATGCAGGGGCCCGTGACGGAAGTCGAGCGCCACCTGCTGTTCATCGGCTCCGCGCCGACCAACACCGGCAAGCTGCTTTCGCTCAACACCCAAAGCGACTTCGACAAGCTGCTGGGCGAGGACGACAGCGAGCTGAAAACCAACCTGCAAGCTGCCATGGTCAACGCCGGTCAGAACTGGACGGCCGCCGCCTTTGTGTTGCCCACCGACATGGACTGGAAAGATGCCGTCCGCGAGGCCCAGAAAACCCAATCCTTTGAGGGCTGTGTGGTACTGGGTCAGGAGTGGGATGCTGCAAAAATCAACGCCGCCCACGCCCTCAACCAGGAGCTGATCGCCAAGATGGGGCGCTGGCAGTTCATGCTGCTGGTCGTGGCGGGCATCGTCACTACCCTCGAAGGCGGCCAGGACTGGAGCGAATACGAGGCCAAACTGGTCGCGCTGCAAGATGGCATCAAGGCGGAATCCGTCACCCTGCTGCCGCAGCTGTGGACCAACCTCGCCGGGGCCTACGCCGGTCGCCTCTGCAACCGTGCGGTGAGCATCGCCGACAGCCCAGCCCGGGTGAAAACCGGCGCCATGGTGGGCCTTGGCAACAAGCCGAAGGATAAAGACGGCACCGAGCTGCCGCTGGCAACCCTGCAAACTCTCGAACAGAACCGCTATTCGGTGCCGATGTGGTACCCGGACTATGACGGCATCTATTGGGCCGATGGCCGCACCCTGGACGGCGAAGGCGGCGACTACCAGGTGATCGAAAACCTGCGGGTGGTCTACAAGGTGGCCCGCCGGATGCGCCTGCGCGCCATTGCCCGCGTAGCCGATCGCTCCTTCAACTCCACCCCGGGCAGCACCGCCGCCGCCATCATGTACTTCGGCAAAGACCTGCGCGAGATGGCCAAGGCCGTCACCATCAACGGCCAGCTGTTCCCGGGCGATATCGCCTCACCCAAGGATGGCGATATCACCATCAAGTGGACGGCCAAGAACTTGGTCTCCATCTACGTGGTGGTGCGCACCGTGGACTGCCCCAAGGGGATCACCGTCAACATCATGCTCGATTTGAGCCTCAACAACGGGGAGGGCTAACCCATGACCAGACGTATTTCAGGCCAGAGCTTCGATACCGAACTGATGGGCGCCATGGTGCACGTCGAGAAGGCCAGCCTCTCCATCACCGACAACAGCGCAGTGGCGCAAACCCGTGGCATTCCTGACGGCTATGTCGATGGGGATGTGGCCGCAGAGCTGGAGTTCGAGCTCGATGCCAAGAACTTCACCCTGCTGAGCGATGCCGCCAAGCGGGCCGGTAGCTGGCGCGGGATGAAGCCTGACGATGTGCTGTTCTACGCCGACACCGGCGACGAACAGATGAAGGTGGAAGCCTTCGGCGTGAAGCTGCAGATCTCTGACCTGCTGGATGTTGACCCCAAGGGGGGCAGCAAGGGGGTGCACAAGCTCAAGGGTTTCGTCACCTCCCCCGACTTCGTTCACATCAATGGCGTGCCGTACCTCTCCGAAGACGACACCCGCCACATGAAGGGCTAACGGATGGATCTGATCGACCGTGCCACCCAACACGCCGAGCGGATGCTGGCGGCCCAGCTGGATAACCAGATCGGCCGCAGCCACCACCAGGGCGAGAGCCTGCACCACTGCGAGGAGTGCGGCGATCCGATCCCGGAAGCGCGCCGTCTGCATGTGCCGGGTGTGCGCCTGTGTGTCAGCTGCAAGAGCCGCGCAGAACGGCGCGGGCAATAACGAGAACGGGATATGAACCCTATGCCAAACAAAGACCCCACCCTCTGGGCCGCCCTGCTGGCCTGGTTGATGGATAACTGGCCCGCCGTTTCCGGGGCTCTGCTGGCGTTGAGCATTTCATTTATGCGCATCACCTATGACGGCGGCAGCGGGCGCCGCCGCCTGATCGAATCAACCATGTGCGGCCTGATCACCTTGGCCGCCGCATCCGGTACCACCCTGCTCGGCGTCCCCTATGAGGCGGCCCCGTTTATCGGCGGTGTGGTGGGGCTGCTCGGGGTAGACATCATCCGCGAGCGGGCCAAGTTGGTGTTCAACAAGAAGGAGGAGGGCTGATGACTCTGCGCTGGATTAACGAGGCCCGCAAGTTCTTGGGCCTGAAAGAAATCAAAGGGTCGAAGCATGCTCAGGAAATTCTGGACATGTGGAAAGCCATCAAGCGGGGCGGCATCAAAGACGATGAAACCCCATGGTGTGCGGCGTTCGTGGGCGCTTGCCTGGAACGTGTCGGCATCCAGTCTACCCGCTTCGAGAGTGCCAAAAGCTATCTGGGCTGGGGCGAAAAACTGGATCGCCCGGTGCTCGGCTGTGTAGTGGTGTTCAGCCGCGACGGCGGCGGCCATGTGGGCTTCGTGGTCGGCAAGTCACCATCTGGCAACTTGCTGGTGCTGGGTGGCAATCAGGGGGATGAGGTGAACATCCGTGAATTCCCGCTGACCCGCGTCACCGGCTATCGCTGGCCCATCAATGAGCCGCTGCCAGTGGGTGATCTGCCTGTTGGCACTCCGGCCCAGCTGTCGATGGGGGAAGCATGAACATCATCAAGGAGCTGTTCTCCAACGTGCTGTTCGTACTTGTGCTGGCGCTGCTGGTCGCCCTGTTTGCTGGCAACAAGGTACTCGACAAGCGCACCCGCGAGCTGGCAGATGCCAACGGCACCATCAGCACCCTGCAGTTGGCCAATCAGCAGATGGCCGAAGAGTTCAGGGCTCTTTCGCTGCAGGAGTCTGGCTTGCGCGCCCTGCTTAAACACCAGAACGCCGCCTTGGCCGATCTCGACCAACTGAACAGGAAGACCGCCGATGAACTGCAACAAGCCTTGGCCACGCCACCGGAAGGCCGCCCGAACTGCGCTAGTGAGCCTCTGCCTGTTGGCGCTCTGCGCCTGCTCCAGCCAGCCCACAACCGTGGTGCAAACCAAGGTGGTCAAGCGGCTGCCGCCGCCGGGGCTGGTGCCTCACTGCCCGGAACCTGAATTCACGGGGACGACCTACGGCGATGCCGTGCGGTTTATCCCCACCATGCAGACGGCAATGCGCCGCTGCCAAACCCAAATCAACACCCTGAACCACTGGATTGAACAAGAGGAAACAACTAATGGCAAACCCGATTATCACCCTTGAAGTAGCCGGTAAAGAGCTGAAGTTCGCCCCCACCATGGTGGCCTATAACGGCTTTCTCAACGACATGATGCCGAGCGACAAGGTGGCACCGGCCCATAACTACCTGAAAAAGATCGTCTGCCAGGAAAGCAAAGAGGCGCTCGATGAACTGCTCAAGCGCCCGGGAGCAGCTTTGCAGCTGGCTGGCGCCATCAACAAAGAGTTCGCCCCTGATCTGGAAATCACCGTAAAAAACTGACGGCGCGCGCCGAGGCCATCGAGCGCAACCAACTGGAGCAGGTGCTGGCGCTGCGGCGCCACTACCTGCCCCATGAAGATGACGATATCGACAGCCTGGCACGCGCCATCTGGTTAGACAAAAACGCAAGAGAGTCCAACGCTGCCGCCGTGGCCGAGGGCATCGCCAAAGCATTCAACGGATAACGACCTATGGCCTGGATGGAAAAATTGATGATGCAAGTGGCCTTGGTGGATCAGGTCACCAAGCCGCTGCAAGGCATCAACAGCCAGATCGATAAGGTCAGCAAGGCCGGTCGTCAGGGCTGGAGCAATATGGCGATGGGGGCAACCACGCTGGCAGCTGGCGGCATGGCGATCCAGTCTGCTCTGGGCCCGGCCATCGAAATGGATCGGGCGCTGGGTGAAGTGGCCTCGCTCGATGTGCAAAAGGATGTGCTCGGGGCGCTGGGGCGCGAAGCTCTGGCCCTATCTGTGAAGTACGGCGAATCAGCAACCGAGATTGTCCGATCCTCCTACGATATCCAGTCAGCGATCGCTGGGCTGGAAGGTAACGAGCTGCCCGCCTTTACCCGAGCCTCCACCACCTTGGCCAAGGCGACCAAGGCCGACACCGCCACCATCACCAACTACATGGGCACCATGTACGGCATCTTCGAGCAGCAGGCCAAGATGATGGGCAAGGCCAACTGGGTGGAAGACTTGGCAGGCAAGACCGCTACAGCGGTGCAGATGTTCAAGACCACTGGCCAGGGCATGGCAGATGCCTTCGGGGCGATCGGGGCGAACGCCACCGCCGCCGGGATCTCGATGGATGAACAGTTCGCCGTGCTCGGCCAGCTGCAAGCCACCATGAGCGGCGGCGAGGCGGGAACCAAGTTCAAGGCGTTTCTGGCTGGTGTGGGCGGTGCCCAGAAGGCGCTGGGTCTGCAATTCACCGATGCAGCGGGCAACATGCTGCCGGTGCTCACCGTGCTGGACAAACTCAAGGCCCGCTATGGCGAGACCCTGAGCGTGGCCGAAGGGGACGAGCTCAAGAAGGCATTCGGCTCGGATGAAGCGGTCAGCATGATCAAGCTCCTGATGACCAACACCAAGGGACTCGCCACCAACATCAACGCGCTGGCCAACACCCACGGCATGGGCAAGGCCGAACAGATGGCCGCCGCCATGACCGACCAGTGGCAGCGGGTCGAACAGGCGTGGTTCGCCATCCGCGCCGCTGCGTTCGGGGTGGTGCTGCCCGCCATCAATGCCGTGGTGGGCGCCTTTGCTGATGGTGCCAACGATGTGCTGCGCTGGACGCACCTCTTCCCGAACCTGACCAAGCTGATCAGCTATGCCGCATTGGCCATAGTGGGATTAAGCATGGTCACCGGAACATGGATGCTGGTTGCCGGGATCGCCAAGCTGGCCACCTTGGGCCTTGGCATCGCATGGTCAATCATCATTGCCCCGCTCAACCTGCTGAAAGCGGGACTTGCATCATTTCGCGCCATCATGCTGGCGGTCAACATCGCCATGTATGCAAACCCTGTGGGCCTGATCGTGGCGGGTATCGTGCTGCTGATTGGTGCGGTGGCAGCGGTCATCTACTACTGGGACGACCTGAAGAAGACCTTCTCTGACTGGGGCGTGTTCCAACTGCTCGGCCAGTCAATCGACTGGCTGATCGACAAGCTGAACATGATCCCGGGCGTCAACATCGAAGCGGGATCAATGCCGGATCTGAACCTGCCGAACCCTGCCAACATCAACGCCCCGCTCGCTCGCTATCGCGAAGGGGGAAACAGCATCCCATCGGGTGGGCTTGGCCAGCAGCTGATCCAGGCAAACGCCGCTGCCACCACCGCCAACCAGAAACCGGCCAAAGTGCTGCATATCGGTGAGGTCCACATGACCAGCCAGAACCCGATGACCCCTGAGCAGATGGCAGAGAACGCATGGCTGGAGACCCCGTGATGAGTGATGCCAAGTACATCGATATCTGGGTAGTAGACGGGGCATGGCAGCTGGATGCCGGTGGCCAACCCCGTTACACCCAAGACCGCCACAGCATCGGTCAGGACATCAAGCACCGGATCATGGAGTCGGGGCTGGCCAGCAAGCTGATCGGCGAGCGCAGCCCAACCCTGCGCGCCGATGTGATGACCGAAATCGAGCTGCTGGTCGAGAACGACACCAGACTGATCCCAGGAACCATCGTGATCAGCGAAGAGGCACCAGACCGCATCCTGGTCACCGCCCGCACTTATGAATTTGGCGATCTGGAGGTAACCCTGTGAACCTGCGCCCAACCGTGGATTTTATGGCCCTGCTGGCAAAAAGCGGGGTACCGACAACCGAAGAGGCCATGGAGGTCGAGCTCAAGAAGGAGGTGGAGGCCGCCGGTTCGCTCATCACCAACGACAGCGATGTGAGCCCGTTCTGGCGGCTGGTGCGCGCCGTAGTCATCACTCCGGCGCTGTGGCTGATCCGTATCCTGCTGGCGGGCCATGTGCTGCCTGCCAGCTTTGCCGCAACGGCGACCGACAGCTATCTGGATCTCAAGGCATGGGATGTGGACTTGACCCGCAAGCCTGCCCAGAAGACCAGGGGAATCGTCAACTTCACCAAGGTGAATCCGGCAGAGGCCACCACGATCCCGGATGATGTGTGGGTCACCACCGAGCGCATCAACGGCACAATCTACCGCGTCAAGCCGGTGCAGGCGGTGGTGAGCCCTGCGGGTGAAGAGGTGGCGCGGGTCGTCTGCGAGGCCGAGTTCGCCGGGGTGGCATGGAATCTGGCCCCCGGCTATTACAACCTGCTGAGCAAGCCGATCACCGGCATCCTGTCAGCGCGAAACTCCGAGAAGGAGTGGATCACCACCCAGGGCGCCGATGCCGAGAGCAATGACGCGCTGGGCCTGCGCATCAAGAACCAGTTCTCGGCAGTGGGTCGTTATCACATCGATGCTATCTACCGCTCCATGCTGGCCAGCGTGGCAGGCATTCGCGCCGATCACATCTTCTTCGAGCACGATGCACCGCGGGGGCCGGGTACCGCCAACGCCTTCATCCTGCTGGAGGTGGGTACCACTCCCGCCAGCTTGATCGAAAAGCTCAACGACTACGTGAACAACCAGGGCAACCACGGCCACGGGGATGACCTGCAGGTGATGGCCATGCCGGAAACCGAGCACTCCCTACACCTTGAGCTGTGGCCGGTCGAGAACTTGGCCGCTGAGCAGCGGCTGGCGCTGGTCAACGAGGTGAAGATGCTGATCCAGGCGGCATTCCGGCAATCAGCCGACTACCCGGCAGTGACCCGCACATGGCCACAGTCACGATTTTCACTGAGCCAGCTGGGCCGCGAGCTCCATCAGGAATTCCCAGAGATCAAGAGCCTGCACTTCACCGAGCTGGATATCGTCTCTGGTCTCGAGATCCCGCGCTTGGCCGCCATCGAGGTGACGCTCAATGACTAAAGCAAAAGAGCTCAATCACCAGGAACTGGCGCCAGAGCTGCCGGAGAGTAAGGCGCCGTGGTGGGAGGATGGCAAGACCATCGCTGATGGGGTACAGGAACCCGCTTTCTTGGCTAAGGGCATCATGGCGTTATGGCGCCGGATGCGTGGCTGGCTGTTGCAGCCGTTGGCGCAACAAGACCCGCTGACCTGTTCAGAGGCCATGCTGGCGTTGCTGGCATGGGAGCGCGATATCACCCGCTTCAAGGGGGAGCCGCTCGCCCTGTTCCGCAAGCGCGTAAAGTTCGCCTTTATCAACGCTCAGGACTCGGGAGAGGTGGCGGGCTTCAAGCGCATTTTTGAACGTCTTGGCATCGGTTGGTGCGAACTGCACGAACGCCAGGACGGCACACCGTGGGACGTTATCACCATCGAGGTGGCTGACAGCGCCCTGACACAAAACCAGCAACTGATGGAAACCCTGATCCAGCACTACGGCCGCACCTGCCGCCGTTACCGCTTCCAGGTGCTCTATCCGGCGATGGGGTATCTGCATGCCGGTCGTATCGACATGGGCCATCAGGTGTTCGCCGCCACCCTCAATAAACCAGCCTGCAAGGGTTACCTGCGCGCCGGTCAAATCCATTTCATTCAACACGTTTTTGGGGCCACCCTGCCCCGCAAGGAGTCCTGATGAGCCAGGTCATTACCAACGCATTCGAACAATATTGGCAGTCTTGCTTGGCCGCAGAGAAACCGGTCGTGCTGGATGAGTTTATCCTGGCTGATATCCCCAATCTGGATATCACCTCCCCCATCGATCCGGAGACCGGCCTGCCGCCGGAAAGCCAGATCGTGCATCGCCAGAACGTGGACCAGCGCGGCCGCATCAACAACAACGCGGTGGCCTACACCATCGTGATGGATACCTCGGTCGGTGACTTCTCGTTCAACGCCATGTACCTGCGCAACAAGCAGAACGGCGTGATCGGGATGATTGTCTACAAAGGGCGCGAGACCAAGCTCAAGACCGACCAGACCACCGGCCAGACCGGTAACTCCCTGGTCAAGTCGATGCTGATGGGTTACGACCAAGCCGCCGAGGCAACCCTCACCCATGTGGATGCCGGAACGTGGCAGATTGACTATGCCGCCCGCCTGCGCGGGATGGATGAAGACCTGCGCCAGCTGGCAAGCCAGCTATATGGTCATCACACATTTATCGGTGATGGCTTCAAGGTGGTCGAGCAGGATGACGCCTATCAGGTCACCAAGGGCGTTGCTATCGTCGGTGGCCTGCGGGTTGAACTGAAAGCACCGGAGGTCATCCACCCGGGCACCAAGCCGATCGGCGTCTGGGTCGATGCGTATCGCGCCGGTTCGCTGCTATCAGAATATCAGAACCACTTCACCATAATCACCAGCGTGGCCGATCTGACCGACCATGTGGACAGCAACGGCTATCAGCACTATGTGGCCAAGCTGGGCACCATACTGGCCGATAACACTGTAGTGGATGGTCGAGGCCTTGGCGGGGCTGGGCTTATTGGTGATGGCATGATCCCTGTAACATGGGGCGGATTCGCCGGCGGGGCAGATCGGACTGGTATCGTAAACTCAGATGCTGCATTCGAAGCTGGGGCAGCATCTGAGCTGGATGTATATGTGCCGTCAGGAAGCTACTACATCGCAGAAGTGCACCGCGGAAACTTCATTTGCGCTGATGAGGTAAGGTTTATCGGAGGCGGATATATTCTGGCGAAGCGCCGCCAGCTATGGCCATCTGATAATGGTCCATCTGTGATGAAGCGATTTAATCGCGTTGCCGTTGGGGATACAGCATTTGATTTGAGTGATGGGAAATCACCTACTCAGATGAGCTGGCTTGGAAAAGATGATCACACAGCCCCTAACGGTTCAAAGCAGCCTAACTTGGGTTGGATTGAAAAAAACGCCCGCGGTACCAGTTTTGCGTCGGAAGGCGCTATTGGGTGGGCAGCCGCGGCCCACAGTAAGGATATGACTGGAGGAGCAGCCATTGGCTTGGTTGGTGTCGGGGTAAATGACAATGAGACTAACCATGTTAGTGTATGGGCGCTATACCTTGATGCGAAACGATATGCCAATGCTCAGGGTACCACTTGGGGATGTGAAATAGGTGTCGCAAATCATGGCACCTATGTTGGCCCAGAGTCATCCGCTCTAAATAAAACTATCGGTCTAGCAATTATGGCTGGTGCCGACCCGACAATTAATGGGTTAACTGATGACTGTACTCAGGCCATTGGTATCGGTAATAACGGGGCTAAATGGGGAGCGGGATTAAACTTTGGGTCAAGTGCACTTCGTATTATTAGTGAAGATGCGGTTCTTGAAAATTATATGCGAGCGTTGCTGCTACGAGGTTCTCAGCGAATTGGGTGGGAGGATGGCGCTGGCAATACGCTGAACTATATTAATGCCAAGGGAACAGACCCAAATCAGCGAACTGGAATGCACTTTAGAAACAGAACAGTTGATATTGATGGCAAAGGATTCCGCATGATGCGGATTAGCCATGCAGACGGAGATACTGGAGCTCTGAGAGTATTCACCGCAAGCGCATCAAATCCGGTTGTGCGTGTTGGAACTGAAGGTGTTGCCGATTGTTCTATACAAATTGAAGCCACTGGTATCGGGGAAGTAATTGTTAACAAGAATCTGCGACCAAATGTCGCCAATGGACTGAAATGCGGAGTAACTGCGTTTCCGTGGTCTGGTGGCGCAACTCAAACAGCATTTGCTGTAACTTCAGATGCTCGTTGCAAAACGTTGATAGAGGATGTTCCTGATGTATTGCTAGATATCTGGGAGTCACTGAAATATAAGCGGTATAAGCTAGTTGACAGGGTTGAGGAAAAGGGGGATTCCGCCCGCTTGCACTTTGGGCTGTTAACTCAAGATGTTGATGAAGCGTTCGCCAAACACAATCTCGACGCTCGTGATTATGCTCTATTTTGTTATGACGAGTGGGATGACCAGTTTGAGAGAGTACACGTCAACTATGGTGAGATGACAAAACGAACTCGCATGGTTGAAGTACCAAAGACAATGGACGTTGAGGTTGACGGTGAGATTGTTTCAGTTCCTGTAGGTCACTACGAATTGAGAAATACTCCAGATGGGGAGAGAGAGGTATGGGTATGTGAATTTATAGAGGTTGAAGAGGAGTATGAGGACTTCGCCGACCCTATTTATGAGGATAGGCTTATTCTTCCTGCTGGTAATAGATATAGCTTGAGGTATGAAGAGGCGTATGTACTGGAAGCTGCTCTTCAGCGCAGGAATTATGAGCAGCAAAAGAAAAAGAATGAAGAGTTTGAAAAATTAATTGAGCGTTTGACTGTTAGTGTTAATGAGCTTAAGGCTGGATGAAGATGAATAGCTCACGCTTAGATGAAGCAATAGTAATGGGGCTATTCATATCGAAATGTCAGCAATGGCAGGGGTTAAAAAATGGTGGGGGAAATAGCATAACTGCAAGTTCAGCCATCAGGGACATGGCTGCCAAACTACAGGATGGGGCAGATCCCCATCTTCCTGCTGGCCAACTCCATGCCGTGGCGTGGCTGGTAACCGCAACCAGCGAACAGGAGCTGGCAGCCAAGTTGGCCGAGGTATGCGCCATCCTGCCGCTGCCTGAGTGGTGCGCCACACTGCGCCGCCTCTCCGCCGAGAACAACCTGATGGCACAACCGGCGGCGGCCATGGTGCCACGCTGGAAGGCGGACGACCCGCTGATCTGGGATCCGCTGCGCCGTCACCTGCAGGTATCTGCCGCTCGCTCTGCCTTGCTGCAGAGCGAGGGCAATTCGCCATCACCGGTCACCACCCGCGCCAAGCTGGCAGAGCTGACCAACAAGCGCGCCGCCCGCATCGCAGAACTGGACGCCGAGCTGGCCGCCAAGCCGAGCTTGGCAGGCAAGCTGTGGAGCTGGCACGGATATGGCGATCCGGCGAGCCTTGCCGCCCAGTTGCAGGAGAGCGATCACCCTGACCACAGCCACGCCGTTGGCGCCATGCTGCTCTCACCAGAGCCGCTCACCTACTGGCAGGAGTTAACCCAATGAGCCGGACAGCAATGCTCACCCTGGACGGTGAGCCCATTGTGATGAAGTCGATGCGGATCTCGGCATCGATGCAGTTTCAGGACAAGGACAACAGCGGCCAAACCAGCTCGACCAGCAGCTCGGAGCAGGGGGAGAAGGCCAAGGAGCTCGATGTGTCTGGCTTGGTGCCGTTCAACGATGAGCAGACCCTGAACAGGCTGTTTGAGCTGGCCGCCGCCAAGCAAGACGGCGGGCAGCGCCATATCTATCGGGTAGGTTCACTGCTAGCCAAAGGCGTGAAGGTGCGCCAGGCAAAGTTCGCGGGGCGCATCACTGCCAGCGAACAAGAGGGACTGCTGGCATGGCAGGTGCAATTCACCTTGCGCGAGCATAACTCGGTACCGGAGAAGCGCGAGCAGCGCCAGCCAAAGCCAAAGGCGACTGTCGGTCAAGGGACTGAGAACGCATCGACAGCCAATACAGCCAGCACCACCGCCACCACCGAGCAAGAGCAGTTGAGCTCCTGGGAAAAGATGGTCAAGGGACTGGATGACAAGCTGGGAGATGTAATGGCGTGAAACTTGCGACCAATATGACGGTAGGTGGCGAGCCGCGTCACCTGGTAGACCATGACATGGTGCTGGACTTGTCAGCCGGTGGCCGCGCCTCGATGACCATTGAGGGGGCCGCGAGCAAGGGGCAGGTGATGACAGTAGACATTGGCTATAACAGCCAGCTGCGCCGCTGGTTCACCGGATATGTCTATGATGTGCAACCAGCCGCCAACGGGGCCAGCAAGCTGATGTGCCGTGAACTGGCTGGGGTGTTGGGTAGCCGGTTCCCTATCAGCATCCAGCACCCAACCCTGCGCAGTGTGCTGGCGTGGTTGTCTGAACAAACCAGCCTCACCTTCCTGCTGCCTGATGGGGTGGACTACACCGACACCCAGATCCCCAACTTTACCAGCGCGGGTACCGGTTATCAGTTGTTGAACAACGCGGGCCGCGCATTCTCGGTACCAGATTTCATCTGGCATCAACAGCCGGATGGCGCCATCTTCGTGGGCAGTCATGCCCATAGCCGTTGGGCGGGTAGGCCGGTCGAGCTTGATCCGGCCTTCTCCGCCCGTCAGGCTGGCAACACCATCACCACAGCACCGATCCCGGCCATGCGCCCGGGTGCAATCGTCAACGGTCAGCGGGTGGTGCGGGTGCGCATCAAGGGTGATGAGATGACACTCACCACAGCCACCCCGGATAAACCGGTCAAGTCGCCAGAGCGCCGCAAGATGGAGGTGGAGTTCCCCGAGCTGGCAGACAAGATGCACCTGCCAAAGTTCGGCAGGGTCGAGGCCATCAGTGACAGGGCCGCCGCTGGCCAGCTCAATGATCCATTCCGCCCGCGCTATGCGGTGGATGTGCAGCTGCTGGGAGAGGATGGCGAGCCGGATGAACAGACGCCGCTCTATCGCGCCGTTCCGCTGCCGGTGATGTTCGGCGGGCCTGAGCAGGGGTTGCTGCAGTTCCCGGTCGAGGGGACGCTGGTCGAGCTGGGGTTTGCCTTCGGGCGCGCCGATCGACCATTCATCCGTACTATCCTGGGCACTGGCTGGCCGCTGCCGGATATCGAGCCGGGCGAGCAGCTGCAACAGCAAAGGGCGGAGGTGTTCAGCCGCACCGATACCGTGGGCAACCAAACTCGCCACACTGACCGCAGACAGCACGACAAGGCGCTGCGAATGATCCGCGAGGCAGACGAGTACCTGGGCGAGTTCGGCCAGCACCAGCTGACTGTCTTGGCCAACAGCGTGGAAGAGATCGGGGCCATGAAGCGCATCGAGGCGCTCGGGGATATCGAGCTGCTGACAGCTGAGGATATGATCCTGGGCAGCGCTGGCAACATGAGCACCACCACCGGTGGCAATCTGGAAGAGGATATCGCGCTGGTTCGCCGGGCACTGGCCGGTGAGCTCCAGCACTTCGAAGCGCCAAAGTCGTGGATGGGAACCGAGGGAACCAACATCTTCCGCCTGCTAAACCAACTGATGACAGTAGTGGAGCAGTTGGCCGCCACAGCCGCGAGCCACAACCACGGCGGGCCAGGGCCAACCAATGCAGAGACATTCACAGGCCAGAGCCAGCAGGCTGGGAAACTGGCCGGCACCCTCGCCCCCATCATCGAGTAA